CTCGTTGTTTTTGTTACGCTAGTAGTATTATTTGGATAATACTTAAATTCTAAATCCATATTTAATACACCAGACTGATTTTGTATATCTGGTATTAGTTTCTGCACAAATAAAATATCATTACCCTCACCTATTTCAACAGAACCAGATTTAACAAAAGCTGTCATTGCAGCTCCGTCAGCATCATTGCCTTGTTCATGTAAAAACATTTGTGTTGCACCATCTGTCAAACCTAAAATTGTTTCATTATTAGCAGTGGTCGTTGGTAAGTAGTCTGAAGCGACTGGATTGTCATAGACTTCTCTATCTATCCATGTGGTTCTGTCTAATGTGCCTATCCACCATGTTTGCTCTAAATAATTATATGCTACAACAGCATTTATTTGATCTGATCCTGTTCTATTATAAAACCATAATATTTCATTAAACTCACCATTATGTGAAGCAAAAGCGTTTTCAGAACCAGTTTGATTAATATTGTCAAAAACAAACTGTTCTACAGTACACGGTAGTTTTTTTACAGTTCCATCAAAAAGATAGAAAGAATCTTGAGACATCCAATAGCTTACACCATTTAAATCTATTCCTGCGTGTTGACCTATTATGCCACAATTTTGACCTAACTGTCTTAAAGCAAAGGTAAAAGGTGGCCCAATAAATTGCATGGAATGTAATGAAGTATCAGTCCATATAAGAATTTGACCCCTAGATCTTTCAGCAGCCACGATGCGTGATCCGTCAGCAATTCTTAATGATCCTGCTGTATTTTCTGCTGTTGGTTGATATGTTGTAATATCTTCTTGATCAGAAAATCTAATAAGTAGATCATCTTGCGAACTTGTCGTGCCAATAGTGTTTTCAGTGCCTAAAATAATTAAATGTCTATCAGGTGTAGATACTAAACTTAATCGTGATGCTGTTGGTGCACCAGAAATAGCTGTGGCTCTTGTTGTTACACCTGCCGATGTATCCCACTGAAAAGTGCCACCATTAAGTGCGGTAGCAATTAAATCTTCACCAAAATTATCTAATGCCCATTGTCTTGCTTCTAATGTCACATTAGAAGTTGATCTTGGTGTACCCCATGTTGATACATTCCATTTTCCTGTGCCCCAACCAAAAGCAGGGACTGAAAACTCAGGTCCAGGATTAATTTGATAATTAGCATTACCGGTCCCGCCTCCATTAGATGTAGATCCTGATGCGGTGCTAGTGTGTGTCACCACATATGCCGCAGTATTTACAACTGAGGTTACTTCAAATTCCTTATTCATATCTAAACCATCAATTGCACTAAAAGAGTCAAAAGTCACAAAGCTACCTGCCACACAACCATGTCCTGAGTCTGAAACTAAAACTGATGTAGTTGCGTTTGTCGTAAAAGGATTTGCTAAAGATGAGGTTGTTTTACGTATGGGAGTTATATCATAGGCTAAGCCTTCCTCAATAACATATAGTTTACGATCTGTTCCTACTGCATCATATCTCGTGCCATCTAAAGCAACCCAAGCGTGTTGATCACGAGCTACTCCAACCAAAGTAGTAGGTATGAACTTCTCCCAACCTTTGATTTTTTGTGGCAATCCTTGAAAAAAGCGTACATTATCACCGTCTGTCCACTTGCCTTCGCCCGTGTAGTCGGTTACTTCTTTATTAATGCCTGGTGCAGGTCTAAAATTTATTAATGGCATTTTGCCAATATACTCAAAAATTTAGTCATTTTCTATAAAATTAAATGCAATTGAAATTCTTTCGTGATTAGGATTATTACAAGCATTTACTGAATGTGGCAAAAAAGATTTGAAGAAAACCATAGTTTTTTCAATGGGCGCATATCTGTAATCAAAATCTATTATGGTCGGTACAAGATGATGAAACTCTAGTGTGGCTTTATCACAACAAGTTTTGTGATAATAGACAGCAGACCAACCATCATTACAATGTATATGACTGTCATTGAAGCTGTATCCATCATTAATATTTAGCCAGAAATTTTGTAAAATTACAGAATGACCGATAGCCTTTAAACTATCAAATGAAAATTTGATTAATTCGTCAAAACCAAAAGTAATATCATTGCTTTGATATCCTCCTCTATTAGTTTTTACTCTGCCTTTATCAAATTCAAGTATGTGATTTATATGTTTTTGTATTATTTCTGAGTCACCTTGAAAAGTATTTGTATAGAAACAATCTTCTCTAATTACATTTTTGATCATTACCAGATAATGTTAAATGCCATTGAGATTCTTTCTTTATCACCTAAGTATTCTGAAACACTATGTTTTGTTGTCCCTGGAAAAAGAACAAGCATATTGCTTTCAAGTTCTAAAGATTTATGAAAATCAGGAAAAGTCATTGTTGTTTTACTAGGAACATCAAAATAGAAAGCACCAGACCAAGCAACAGGAACATGTGTATGTTCGTTAGAAAAGTCTCCTTTTTTATGTACCATTCCCCAAGATGAAACCATTGTGAATTCGACAGGAGAGTCAGGTGCAACAGCTCTTAGTTTGTAAATGTTATTAAGAGTATGAAGTATTCTTACATGAAAGCTTTTCATTTCTTCTATTTCTAATAATCTACCCCAATCTGTGCAAGTAGCTTGTACATTTACTAAATTGTCTTTTGCAGATTTTAAAGTTTCTTCACGCACTAGTTTAGTTAGAGATCCTAGATACTCTTTATTATAAAGAAAATCATGCAGAATATATACACTAGCTATTGAATTAGAAGATGATTGTATTAAAGAAATACGCAAAATTATTTTTTTGGTTCGACTAAAGTGCCTACATGACCTTTAAAGGCTCTATTACCAAAATGTGTTAAAGGCATTGCTAAGTCAGCCCAAATTTCTCCACCACATTCCTGCCATAATCTAGAAAAATAATAATCTTCTGATAGATACCTTATTTGTGTTCCGCCATTTCTCATCGAAGTTTCATAAGGTCCTACAGCAAACAAATCATAACAATTGTCAGATTTATAATTTTGACCATTTACTATTTGATCCGATTCATATTTACGTTCTGGAAATTTTTTCATCATGGTTCTAAATACTTCTCTTTTTACCAACATCATCCCAGTTGCAGCTTCTTGCACTGGAAAATAACCCTGCTCCCCTTGTAGATTTAAGGGATTGTCAAAGTTTACATTATATCCTAATGCCTTAGCTTCAATCTCATCTGGCTGTGCATCTGGATTTTCGTCTAAAATCTTTTTTATTTTTTCAAGATAAAGATGCTTTCGTGGATATATTCCACAAACAACATCTTTTTCTGCACAAAGAAGTCTTTCAATATTTGTTTTCGTAAAACCTATATCAGCATCTATGAATAAAAGATGTGTGGCAACAAAGTCTGTTTGATCCATCATCATAGATACAATAGTATTTCTTGCACGAGTGATAAGACTTTCATTACCCATTGTCTGTATTCTTAAATGCACGTTATTCTCCATGCTCCATGATTGTATCTCTAATAAACCATGTAAGGTTGCTTCTGATAACATACCTCCATACATAGGCATTCCTAAAAATATCTTAAAATTTTTATTTTTTATTTCTTCTGGTTTTATCATGTTTGTAAATATCCTATATTCTTTCTTTTGTCATAAGCCCATTCTGGATAATGTGGTCCATCCATATCAATGTAATGAAGAAAAGCTTGTGCACAATGATCACCTTCAAATTTATTTCTCCAATGTACAAGCTCTTCCCCCATATAAATAATACCATCACCAGGTTTTAAAAGTATTTCACTACTAAGACTATGACCATTATTCATTTCATCTTTTGTATTCATCTCACCAAAATATATTGGCCACGGATCTCCTCCAAAATTTACTGTAATAGAATATTCGCATGAAGGTCTATCAGTATGTGGTTTGAGTATTTCACCATGCGTATACACTCTTGAAAATGTGTACGTGGGACAAAGTTTTTTTTGAGTGACTTTAGATATTTTTTCTATAAGAAAAGTTGATAATGTTTCCATGCTAAGATCAACATAACATTGTCTAATAAAATTTTTATCTTGTTCATTTTCTTCAGAAAAATCTCTATTTGTACATGCCTTTAGAATTAAATAATTATACATAAAAGATGTAATTTCAGGACTGACCAGACCTTCAAAATGCACGTACCTATTTTGTTTAAATAAGCTTACTGGGTCCATATTACTAACACCTTTCTTTCTCCACTTTTAAGAGGTTCAACTTTATGGGGATACATAAAATTTGAAGGAAAAGCAACTACGTCACCAACGTCTAATTTTATACCTTTTTCTTGATTATGTATTAATAGCTCTCCACCCTCATATTCATTTGCTGAATTTAATCCTACTAAGATAGTCAAATTTCTAGGAGCATCTTTATAATAATCAGTGTGATAAATATAATGTCCACCCTTTTGTTTTTTATAATATAAAAATTCAAAATGTGATGAAGTTGAGAAATACCAACTTGAAACTTTTTCTTTGTATAGATTTTCAAATTTTGAAGTAAATCTTCTTATATCATTATATATAATTCTTTTTGATACAGAATTACCAATTTGCTCTTCAGCGAGAGAAGCTGTTTCAACTGATCTTAGTGATGTGTCTTGACTATCACGATTAACAGTTCTGCCCTCAGAAAAAAGTTCTTTTGCTTTCTCAGAGTAGAAAACATTATTTATAAGTTTTATTAAAGGGGGATTCATAAACTCTTTAATATAAAGAGTATGATCAAGAACCTTATCTTTAAGATTAAGCACTTAAAATGTTATTTTTTGCAGTGGTTGCCTGTGATACGGCTGCTGTCTGTGCCGCCGCTACGTCAGCATCATATGAAGCTGATTCTGGGTCTAATGCATTAACAGCGTTATTGTAAGATGTAGTGTAAGTGTCCCAATATGCTTTTTCACCATTCCATCTTTTTACCATTGTCTTTGCCCAATCAGGAATACCTGCTTCATCTATAACTTGATTATCAGCAGTCCCATCGAATTCTATATGACCAGAACCCGTTGCAGGAGCATATTGTAAAGCATGAACATTAGAAGGAATAATATCGTGTGCGTTAATATTAAGATAGGTTGTACCATCTACATTTACATCAGCCTCTGTGTTTCCAGAGTATGATTTTGGACCATTATTTGCATTTGATGGATTAACACCTGCATCATTTATAATGGTAAGTTGATTATTTATTGTTACGTTGTTTATTGTTACGGGCATTTTTTTTACCTTTATTTCCTTTCTTTATACCAAGTTTTTTATTAGAAAGCAATGCAATATCATCTGTCACCGCTTTACCATTTTCTAAGGCATCTTGACTCTCACCAATATTACCCCAAATACTTCCTATTTTTTTTGTGTCCTCTTTTTCTTTTTTGTTTTGTTCATTTACAAGAGCTAGTGTTACCATATTAGCTTTTACCATTTCATTTCTAAATGACTCAACGGCTGAATTTGTTTGCACTTGTTTACCTGTATTTTCAACTAAAAGAAGAGGTATCCAAGCTATAGAACATCCCCATTCTTGAACATTTGCTCCTGATTGAGGGTGCTTACCTTGAAGCATATTGTACCAAATACATTGGTGCTTTATACATTTTTTGTTTAATAACGGACATTTACCGTCTGGATCAAATATTGGCATTTTCGTTCTTTCCTAATTTATTAATGTTATATCTAAATATATAATTTGTTGCTAATCTTATGGGAGTTTTGTCAAAAAGTATAGGAGAAACATAATGATTTGTTGTTGAAGAAAAAATTACTGCTCTACCTGGTACATATTCAATCAATTGATTATCAACAATAATACCACCACCCCACTCAGTTTTCCACACAGGATTATTAAAAAAAAGAATAGTTGTATCATCAGCCACATTTGAATCTGTATGTGGTAATCCTACATTACCTTTATATTTAGCTCCTAGGTGTATTCTTCTAGGAAGTGGAGTTTCCTGAAATACTTGAGGACTAAAATTGCATAATATTTTATGATAAATAGATATGTAATATCCACAAAGATAGGGGGAATTAATTATCTGTCCATGAACTTGTTCTTCTGTAGCATGTAAGAGAGACAAACCACCAAAGCTCGTTTGATCATCATCACCTGATGTTCTGTCTAAAGACCAATTAGGAGCACCTAGTGTTTCCTTGTATAAAAATTCTAATGATAAATTATCTAGAACTCTATCTATAATTAAGGTCACTAATCTTTAGAACACGCAATAACATTTGCAAATTTTATATTCATAGCAGGTACAGTTAATGATACTGCGGGTGCTGTACCACTACCACCAATTGCAAGACTACCTGAAAAAGAGTGAGAGTGACTACCGCCACCACCTGTTGAACCAGAAGCACTTCCACCAGGAACATTCATTGAATTCACGCCTTGGTTTCTTAAAGGACTAAAAGTACCTTGAACCCAAGTATGAGTATGAGATGCTATTTGTGGTGTAGATACAGTTGTCGCTCCTGCTGAAAAGTTCGAGGGAGCTGAGGCTCCTGATGTATCAGTAAAACTAATATCACCTGATGCAGTTGTTTTTGAACTAACAAATGTACTTGCAAAAGCGTCAGAACCACCTGTACCTCCACCAGTGCCCGTCACTACTCTCATTGTTGATGTATTGATAGATGCATCAGTGTTTTGTGTCCATCCACTAGGCGCAGATCCCTGAAAAAACATTGCTGTCGTTCCTGAAGGAATACTTGAAACACCTGTCAATGCTGAACCATCTCCAGAATATGCAGTTGCATTTATTGTTCCGTTTGCAGCAGTCATTACAGTGCTGTGAGCACTCAGTGAACCTTTAATACTGAGAGTTCCTAATGAGTTTGCAAATATATCAACTACGTCATCTCCATCTTTACAATAAATAATTGTGTGAGATCCTTGAGTGACCGGTACTGCATTTGATGCATGTCCTGTAGGTGCAATACTTAATGTATGAGAACCTGCTGTATTGTTAAAAATGTAATAATAATTTTCTACTGCGGGAATAAAAACTTTTATATCGCCAGTCAAAGTTCCTGTTAGTTCTATTACTTTGTTAGCTGATTCAGTTGAAGGATCAGCGTTTGCGGTTGTAAGTGTAACATCAGCCGAACCCGCAACAGACTTTGAAATATAACCTGCTGTAAATTTATCAATAACGTCTAAGTTGTTATTTGTGTTAGTACCCCAGGTATTAGCATTAGCACCTGTGTCCATTAACTCAATTTTATAACTATCTGAATATGAACTTGCCATAATTAATCCTTCTCCGAAATGATGCTATCAGCATATTTAATATTCATAGAGGGTACAGAACAACTTAATGGTGATGTTAAAGTTCCTGATAAAGAAAAAGATCCTAAGTTGTGAGTGTGACTTCCTCCGCCACCTGTATTGCCTGTATTTACAGGTTGATTTGCAGGAGAAAAGGCAACTTGCGCAGGTTGGTTGCCTGCTTCTTTTCTACTTTCAGGAGCACCTTGTAAAATTGTGTGTGTATGTCCTGCCATCTCAGGAGTTGAAAGAGTGTGTGCGCCAATAGCGTAGTTACTACTTACTGACAAACTACTTATGTCAACAGGAGCGTCTGTTGCAGTTGCAGTTTTAGAACCTGTAAAAACACTGGTAAAAGCATCTGAACCTCCTGTGCCTCCACCCGTTCCGTTTACCACTTGTAAACAACACTCCGACAAGGTTGCAGTAGTATCTGTTGTAAATCCTGTTGGAGAAGCTGTCTGCACAAACAGGGCTTTTGTCCCCGCTGCAAACTCTTCTACACCAGATAAACCTCCGCCATTTCCAACTAAAGCTGTGGCCTGAACCACACCATTTGCATTTAATTTTATATTATCTCCGACCTTAATTTGAGTTTTAGCAGATAAATTACCGAATGAATTTGCAAATAAATCAATGACTTTATTACCTGTACAGTATTGAATCGTATGAGCACCTTGAACAATAGCCACTCCATTTGCAGCATGTCCTGTGGGAGCCACTGTTAAGGTATGTGACCCAGTTGTATTGTTAAAAAATATGTAATTATTTTCGACAGCAGGAATGAATACCTTAATATCTCCTGTTAGAGCACCTGTAAATTCTATAACTTTGTTTGAGGATTCAGCATCAGGATCTGAATTAGCTGTTGTCAATGTGACATCCGCTGATCCTGCTACAGATTTAGATAAATATCCTGCATTAAAGGCGTCTACTACTTCTAAATTGTTATTTGTGTTGCTACCCCAAGTATTGGCATTTGCCCCTGTTTGTTGTTTTTCTAATTTTAAACTATCTGTATATGTACTACTCATTATTAATCCTTACTACATACTATAACATTTGCATGTTTTATGTCCATGTTGGGAACCGCCAAAGCCACTGATGGGGCTGATATATTTCCAGATACAGTAGCACTTCCTGAAAGTGGGTGAGTGTGTGAACCACTACCACCTGCTGAACCAGATGTTGATCCTGTATTTAGCGTCAATCCTGTTGCACCTGCGGGACCTCCTTGATATTTATAGTTTTGACTATTACCTTTATTACCTGAGTGTGAGTGAGATGGCAATTGAGGTGTTGATAAGGTTGTAGATCCGATGCTACCACCACTTACACTAAGAGGTGATATGTCTGCCGCAGCAGAGCCTGATGTATTTTTTGCAGCAAAAACATCTTGAAAATTATCTGATCCACCTGTTCCTGCGGTGCCTGATGTAATAACTCTTAAAGTTGCATTATTCAGTGCAGCAGCAGTATTTTGTGTCCATCCAGTTGGTGCTGAAGCTTCTAAAAAAACCATTTGTGTCCCTGCGTCAAGTGTAGTGACACCACTTAAACCTGAACCACTTCCTGTAAAAGAAGTTGCAGAAAGTTGACCATTTGCTTTTACTTGCACAGTTGAAGCGGCAACGTTAGTCAGTCCTTTAACACTTACTGTTCCAAGTGATTCAGCAAATAAATCTACTACTTTATTACTAGCATTATTATACATAATTGTATGTGCACCTTGAGTGATTGCAACTGCATTTGCTGAGTGACCTGTTGGAGCTATACTTAAAGTATGAGAGCCAGTTGTGTTATTGAAAAAAATATAATTATTTTCAACCGCAGGAATAAATACTTTTATGTCACCTGTTAAAGCTCCCGTAAATTCAATTATTTTTTTTGAGGCTTCCGCAGTAGGATCAGCATTGTTTGAAGATAAAGTAATGTCCGCTGAACCTGCTACTGATTTAGCAAGATAACCTGCTCCAAAAGCATCAATTGTTTTTAAATTATTATTAGTATTAGTGCCCCAGGTATTAGCATTTGCCCCTGTGGCCATCAATTCTAATTTCAATCTATCTGAGTATGTACTTGCCATTTTCCATTCCGATTATAATTTTTTTTGTAAATCTATCAATATTATTATGCTGCATCTACCTCAGTCCAAGTATTGCTTGCCCCAGTGACCACCTTTGCCCATGGAGTAGAGAAAGGATTACCTGTGACACTTGTCAAATCAAGTCCTGTTAAGTTAACTACAGCACCTCCTGATACAGATTCCTCTCCCTGAGCAAAAGATAAAGCTACCGTAGAAACACTTACAATTACGCCTGTTCCAACCTCAACGGTCTCAGTTCCTGTGGTAAAACTTGAAGCTAATCCTGTCGGTTGAACGAGAGCATCTGCTTCTACAGTTGCTGTTCCTAAGGTTGTAGTTGCGGAAACACTTACAGGATCCACTTGGGTGAAAATGTCAATTACAGGAGTTCCAATAGAAAAGTCTAATTGATCAGAAGGTGCAACAACTGCTACACTCCCCTCACCAGAAACAGTCGCTCCTGATAAAGCTACGCTTACTAATTGACTATCTAGAGTAACAAGAGATGTTCCTGTTTCAGTGGTATCACCTAGAGCACTTGTCATCTCTAAGCCTGTCACAGAAACTATGACACCTGAACCTACTTCAACTGTCGGAGTTCCTAAATCCGTAGACATCGTCACACTCGTGACGTTAGTAATAAATTCTATGTTTTCATTCCAAGCAAATGATCCCCAATTATTTCTACCCCAACCTGCATCAACTGTCCCTGACGCAGTTTCTGTTCCTAAACCAAAAGAAGTGGATAAACTACCAAGAACAACACCCGCACCTTCTTGAACTAATACTCCTGATAATTGTGTTTCAAATGAAACACCTGTGGGAGATATGACGTGTTCTGCTTCAGCTAATACAGAGCCTAAAGCAGAAGTTGTTTGAAGTGAATCTAATGTAACTAGACAATCAGCTTCGACACTTTCCGTGCCTAATGCTGTTGTAGTTGATAATCCTGTGACAGATACTGTTATGGAGCTTTGTTGACCCCAAAAGCCTTGCCCCCAGGTACCTTCACCCCAAGCATCTGCCATGGTCTGTTCTCCTTATATTAAGATAATCTTAATATAGCACTTGAAGCATCATTCGTAGGAAATGCGATTGTAAATGTACCATTTGTTGATGTCTTAACACTACCGAAATCAAGAACACAAATAGCTGCGTTAGTATTAGCTGATGATCTGTTATAGATTAAAGCTGCTTGAGCAGATATTGTTGCTGATGTAAAACTTGCGTTTGCAAAATCAACAAATGCTGTTGAAGCTGTTGCGCTAGTTGCTGTTAAGCCAATGGTTGGACTTGTTAAAGTTATACCACCTGCTGCGTATGTTCCTGATGCACCAACTTCGTTTGAAGTTGTGTATGCTGTTGTGTTTCCATTTAAAGTTGCAGAGCTTGTGTAGAGAGCAAGATTGATTGTATCGTTATCAATATCATGATCGCCCGCTAATAACTCTTTTTTAAATGAAGCACAAACTGCTTGATTTATTGCCATTTTTAGTTACCTCCCTTAGGGTCCATTGATGTTAGAGGAATTCGTAATACGCCATCGACATACTCATCCCTACGTTTTCTTCCCATCTGCTCATCAGCGAATAACTTTAGTGCAGACGTAAACTTTGCTTCGTATAATTGCATATCTTGAATATTTTTCAAGAAAGAATAAGCCTCTACTAATGTTCCATATAAAAGAACTTCAGGGGCATTATTAGATAAAAAAGTAGTTGTTGAAGTAGATCCTGATCCATTACCTAGTCGTTCTGGTGTTTCATTGTACCACATTTCAACAGTATAAGCCGCATCAGGAGTGGGTGCTACCATAAGAGTTGTACTATCCCAATTTGCCCAATATTTTGGCTCTCCTGTAAAATTTGCGTCTGAGGTTGACCTTTCAACAGCATACTCATCAATAAAAGTAGTATCTACTTGTTTTAACCAAACAATTGTGCCATCTGTTTTATGTAATTGTAATCCTCTAGCAAATCTAAAGCCACCTTCTGGCCCAGATACATCAATAAAAGAATTATTTATTTCAAGAGATGTTGTAGCATATCTTCTTTGACTATCTGAATCTATAGCTCTATCAATTTTATTTTCAACATTAGTAATAAAAACATTTATGATTGAATTTGATAAGACATCACTTGTCACTTCAGTATAATCTCTTACATTTGTTAATAATTCACTATAATTCATGATATTTCTACACTCACTCTACCCAACTTTGTTCCTATTATCAAGGGTCTACTAGGTGTTGACGGGAGCATTCCTTGACTGTTAAAAAAGGTATCATTAGGAGCACCTGCTGTCACAGTCATTGCTAACTGGACTTGAGGTCTAGGATTTTCTAAGGCTTCTGCATCTGCACTAGCATAAGGTGGTTCAAGTTGTGGATGTTTTGGTTCATAACATTCTTGACAAACTAGAAGTCCATTCCACTCTTCCTTGAGCTCTAAATAATCTACTTCAAATCCACATCGATCGCATATAGCTTCTGAATATTTTCCTACTGCATATGCCATTATACACCTGGATAAAAATTCTTTGGAACAATATTTACAGATGTAGATTGTGAATCTTCAGTAATAGCTCTTGCTAATTCTGATTCATATCTTCTTTCCAACTCACCTGATAATGCAGGATTTACTTCTTGAGATAGGTAATAAGCTAGTCCTGATACCATACAAGGTAAAAATCTAAAAGGAGCATCAGGTGTGTTTGTATATTTACCCACATCCTCAATCCTTTGTACATACCAATAATTAATTTGTGTATCAGTTGTATCAGGTGTTAGATAAGTTGTTATTGTTACGTTTGATAAATTCCTTTGCACATAAAATTGTGTCGGTGTTCCTGTTGATTCTTTATTTGGAATATTTTGATATTCAGATCTAGAAATCTTTGTCATTGTTGTATCAGTTTGATTTCCTCCAGTTGTTTGTCTAAATACCATTTCTAAAATATCATCAGCGTTGGAAGGTGCTGTATATTGATTAGTTGAAGCAGTTAAATTCTGTGTGTGATTTTGCACTTTCCATAAACTATATCCTCTATTTGCCCACTCAGAGAACAACAAATTTAAATTATCACGTGCAGCTTCTAAATCATAACCTGTGCGTAATGATTTTCCTGCTCTTCGATAAGCTCTTTCTATAACCTTATCAATTTCTAAATTAAATGTTGTTGTTCCTGATGTGGCCATTCTTTACTTTTTCTTTTTTGCTGTTTTTTTCTTTTTTTTGACTACTTGCTTTTTCTTGGCCATTCCGCCACCACGCATTTTCATCATCATACCGCCGCCACGCATTTTTTTCATCATACCGCCGCCACGCATCATTTCCATTTTTTTTCTCATAATAGCCTCCTTACTTAAAAAGCTTTTTATATAATTGTTGTCTAGACAGCACTACATCATCGTAATACTCTTTTGGCCATTTGTCATAATAACCCATACGTTTTAATCTATCAGATGCCTCATATAATTGCGAGAACTTTTGTATTAGCATCATAGAAAAATCTATTGTTGATCTAGGTAAATTTGACTGATCTCCAGTAGGATTTAAAAGAAACTCTTGATCTTGTTCTGTAGGTGGATTTTTTGGATGAAAGCCCAAAAAGTAAATATCTTTTTTGTTATACTGATTGTTAAAATTATCTATTATTTTTTGAAAGGCATTCAAGCTGTATTCTTTAAAAAAAACATCACAAAAAATTAGGATTTCTTTCTTTTCAAAATCTATTTTTTTCACATATGTATGTAAATCTCGTGTATATCCCTTATCAGGATTCCTATGTTGAATATCAACTTTATCCTCAGTCCAGGCTTTTTTTGCGTAGGGACAAGCAGGTAGCCTATTTAGATGTATATTAGGTACCTCTAAATAATGTTCTGACCAAAGTCTTACCTCTTTAGATATTAAATCTTTAGTTTTTTTTGAAATCAATAGTCAATTGTTTTTATTAAAAACTCTTCTATCCACATAACTCTGTCATCCATTTGAAGAATTTTTTCTTTTATAACAGCTATATCTTGTTGCATTTTTGCAACACTGTCTGCCTTCTTTTCTACTGCATTAAGACGTTCAGACCACATACCCCATGTCATGGCTAAAGTGCCAAATAACACTAGATATGGTAAAACTGTTTTAATTTCTAATTTCATTTTTTACAAATACACTCGTAATCTTCACAACATTTACACACGGTATACTCCTATTTTGTTTTTGCACTCATACCACTTAAAGGGTTATTTAGTGCTTTGTCAACGCTTAATTCAAGATTTTCTTCTATAAGTTTTAGCTCATCCATAAGCTCTCTAGTATCTTCTTTTTGTCTATCCTCAACATCATTTACAATCTCAGTGATATGACGCACGTCTTGCTCCATATTGCGAAGATCTGTTTTAAGGTCGTCTTTAAGTTCCCTACTAACATTACTAATTAGGTTTATTTCTTCTAAAACTATATCAAGCTCACTTTTTAAACCTTCAACCTTTTGTGAAACAATCTCCATTTGTGCGTTTGTGCTACTCTCTACAAGTGCAATCTTCTTATCAAAACCAGAAAGGTCTGGCTCGGTATACTCCAAAATTTTTTCCTTCATTGAAAGATAGTCCGAATAAAAATTAAAAACTGCCCATGCACCTGAGCCTAGGGCACCTAAAAGGGTAAGAATGGCGAACACCTTCCCCCCAGATACCTTCATCCCCGCATACTCAATACTGGGCATCTATCATCTCCTGGATTGTATTATCTTGAGCCATGTTAAACAACATACCATACTGATCATCTATTGTCTTGTTTAAATACTCTGTAACGTTCGTATCAACTATTGTGGATTGTGCATCAAAGAAAGTTTTTGTATTACCTAATATTTGCATAACAATTAAAGTTTTT